TTGCACCGAAACAAACCAAGCGTCTTGGTCGTTCATCCCGCCAGCCTCAGGCAAGATCCCTTTCGAGACCCACGCCGCAAGGTTGGCCGCTGAGCTTACCCGATGCCCAACGTAATCCTTCGGGCAATCAGTAATCTCAATGTATCCTCTATTCTCGCAAGCCTCGCATCCGGCCTCATCGCAACTTGGGCAACTTAGCATCAACGGTAGGTCTTTGTTCGGTAGGTTGTTGCAATGATTTCGGGTGCATGATTTGCAAAGTTCGCCGCATCGTATCAATGCGGCGATCCTTATTTTTTTCTGTCGCCCTCGCTCGCTGAATTGCCTTGTAAGCATCTTGCAACAAGCTTCACAGCATCAGCAACTTCGATTTCTTCGTCCCATGAATCGATCGACTTTTCGAGACTCCAACCAGCAACGCAAATCGAGACCGCTTGACGCAAAGCCGCGATCTGCTTTTTGGTGTCGCCTAACTCCTTAAAGTCCTCAATCAAACCTAGCACTTGCTCGGTTTGCTTGAACTTCAAGCGATTAAACTGGAACTGAATGTCGAGCCCGTCAATCGAGCCATCAAACGTGTTATGCTGCATGGTTGAAAACAATTGAAAGTTCTTCGTCGGAAGCGTCAACATTCTTGTTCGCTTGCCATTCTAGCTGATCGATCATGATTCCGTTTCGATCACCCATCGGCTTGGATTGCAACTGAGCCTTCGGAATACTGAAAACCAGCGTCGAACTGCTCGGCCCATCGATTGTAAACGAAAGAGTTGCTTCCGTCGAATCGCGAAGTTGAGCGTATCGGCCCTGAGTCGCAATCAGCTTTGATTCAGGGTTTCCAGTGATTATTGGGTTTCTGTCCGTGATAACGAAGTTATCAATCCCGGCCACAGAAGTAGAGCACTCCCTGGCCGTAATCACATTGCCAAGGTCGATCGTTGCCGACTCCAAGCAAAGATTGTACGAGTCCCAAGACGTAGCACCTCCGGCAACGCGAAGCGGTAGCGTGTTGACGTAGTTGATTGAGGACGGAATAGCTGCGTCTGCTTCGTCATCGTAAACGCCTTGGAAGTCGAATTCAATTCGGCCCATGCGACCAGTGGGCAAGATAAACCGAGCATTTCCGACCGCGCCGTAGATCCTGCGACGAACGCCATCGAAGAATCCCGCGATCGTCACGGTCTTAACATCGGATCCACTAGCCGGGACTTGCGTCTTTGGTTTGTAGGTTGCTGTCGAAAGCACCAACCCGCAAGCAGGCAAATAGGTCGATGCCCAAGCAGGAACATTTGTTCCATCGTAGGCAAGATCGACCGAGAACGTAGCTCGGCCACGCCTGGCCCCTGGGATCGATGCAAGCCGACCGAATCCGCCTTGGCCTTGACGCTCTTGCATCTCGAACTCTGGGTTAATTACAAGGTCATAGGCGTTGATTGTGCAATCAGCCGCCGCGATGGTTTCCGCAGTACCAACCGTCGATTCGATCTTCCCGCCGAGAACTGATTTTTTACGCAGTAGCATATTTGTCCCTTCCTAGTATTTGGTTGGCATCTTGTTTGGCTTCTTTGAGCTTGCGATTGAGAATCGCTTGGGCTTGTGCTGCACCTCGATCGAAAGCATCTTTCACGCCTTCGATCTTGCTGACTTGCAAATCGCGTAGCTTTTGAATCGGAAATCGCTTCTTTCCGACTCGCTTGTAAATGTTTCGTCCTAGCTTTGGGATCTTAGGCCCGAATGCACCTTCAAAGACCATAGCAGGAACACCGCGAACCATTTCGATCTCAACTCCCTCGACTGTTTGCCGAGCCTTAAAAGCTCGCAATGGCATTGTGAATGTGTCGTCGATCTTGAGCAATGATTCTTTTTCAAGTAGGTTGTCGATTAATGTTTCGTCAACGCAAAATCTGCGTAACTCGTCTACCTTCTCGACGACCATTGCCGTTGCTATTTCGCGCTGCGTCCTAGTCCTAATCTCGGTCGTCGCTTCGGTGTATCGCCTCTCGAATGCTTTTTCCAATCCGTCTGCGTAGTTCAAGACTCGCTCGGATGCCAGGAGTGCATTTTCTTCGTGTGCCACAATGTCAAATATCATCTTCGTTCCGTTGGATCGTCCTCTGATACTCGATAAGTGACAAGTAATTGAATGTTGGCACCGTCAACACCTCCATCGGAAGTGAAAACGATCTGAGGCCCGAAGTTGGCGTAAAGTGCATTCCCGTCGAAAGTGTGCCAACTGCTAGCCGGTTGGCAAATGCACTTGCGAACATCGGATGCAAATTGATTCAGTAACGTATCGATCGCGTCTTGATTTCGCTCCGATGGCATCAAGATCAGTCGGATATTGAATTGCTGAGTCATGGCAACCGCTGGAGGATTGCCCGGACAGGATAACTCAGGGACGGAATTGCTCACGCCCTGAGTGATAATGACCTGGCGATCCTTCGGAGTGTAGTTAGCGAATCGCGTAGGTCGCTTGACCTCTTGAACATCGGTAGGGTATGTAGCCGAATCATTGACCATAGCCGATAGCCTGGTCTCCAATTCTGCTGCAATTTCCTCGATGATCGCTAACGGCACTCTAGCACCAACATCCCTTCATCATGCTCGACCAAGCGGACAATTGACCGCCTGTCGATCTGTTCGCCGACTCGCGGAGATAGACCGATCTGATCCCCGCCTAAGTCTAATTCGTCGCTCGCAATGCCTTCAGCCTCATCATTGGCAACATGGATAGTGAATCGTGGAGTCACCAAATCCGATGCCTCTGGAAGTTGCAAAGAATCATCCCGCACAACCACCGCATCAATCTTCCGAGACCGACCGTTCCGCTTGTAGTAAACGATCGGCTCTGCAAAATCATCGGGGTTGGCGAATACCTTCTTGGCATCCTCGATGATGAGATCGTGAAGGCTCATGCTTATCGCTTGCAGACTACTTTGACGTAATCCAAAACAACCGAATCGACGTTCGTGTTAGCCGCTTTTTGCAACTGAACATACGGTTGCAATCCGAGGCTGTAACCGCTCATGTCGAAGGTTGTACCTGCAGCGACCTGCTTGCCGTCGATGTAGAACTTCACATTGGACTTGCCGCCCGTGAAGTCAATCACGAACTCTTTGTAGCTCGTCCCAAGGGTAACTCCGGTCGAAACGTCGTCATTGTCTCGAACACCGTCATCGGTCTCGACATAGACGAGGCTCGTACTCGATGCCCCTTCCATTCGGAACCAAGCATTTGCAGCAACGGAATCAGCCGTCGAGTTTCGAGCTGACGCAAGGCCAAAGCAAAGGATCGATCCGCTGGTAAATGTTGATGCACCGATCTTCGCTCGCATCTCGATCCGCTGAATCAGATCGATATCGAAGTCAAGAGCGTCGCCGAAGTGCGGATTAACAACCTCGGCTTCGCTAGTAGCTGCGAGGGTTGCAGTCAGTTCCGAAGCGCCCTTGGTGTAAGTCGGCGTACCCGATGCAGAAGTATCATGCACGACCCAAGCGGTTGCTGGATCCGCCGAAGTCGGAAGTGTTGCCACCGCCCCATTGAAGTCGTCGTAAAAAATTTGAAAGTCTCGAATATCGCTCATCGTCTGAATTCCTTTTGTATTGTGTTGTAGCTGTCAAAGAAAGCCCTGGCCATTGCCGACCAGGGCTGTGAGTCAATCAACCGACTTAGGTACGGTTGCCGAAGATGCCAACGTGATCGATCACCGCGCATCCGAAGGTTTGACGAGCCTTGTAGGTGTAAACATCTCGGCTCATGTCCCAATCGTTCTCAAGGAATGGCGATTCCTCACCAGCCAAGAAAGCGATCTCCATCGTGTCAACTGTCGAGCTGTCGGCGATGGCGTACCAGTTGGTAGTGTTGTTTGCATCGAGCAAAGCGGTTGCAACAACTTGAAGCGGTCGAACGCCATTGACGCCGTAGATGTTGACAACGCCGCTGTTGCCGTTGCTCTGTGCGTAGGATTGGCTGTTGACCAATTCTAGAGCCGAAGCTGCGTAGTTTTGAGGAACAAGCAGAGTCCTTGGAGACAGATTCAAGATCGATCCATTGAGACTCTTTTGCAAACTCATAAGCTCGAAAGCTTCGTTGAGAGTCGTCACGCTTGGAGCCGCTGGAGTCGTCGCTGTAATGTTCGTTCCGCTTGCGTGAGAAGCAGAGAACAGAGCCACGCCGTCAGGCATGATCGGGTTGCTCAAGAACTCATCGTAAACGGCTCGCTCTTGAGTGCGTCGAGCCGCTTGCCCTTGCATCGCTGGAATGCGGGACAATGCGTCGAGATCATCGTTGATAACCGTCTCCCAAGACACAGTGAACTCAGCACCGTATTTCGAGACGCGGTACTTCTTGCGTCGATCGCTCAAGCCCTTCTCAGGGTAAGGCTTGGTCTCAGGGACTTGCTCGAAATTTGGGTACTCCGAAAGCTGAACCACGTTGATATCTTTGAAGTCATCCACGCTTGCACGTTGGCGAACCCAAAGCGACCAAGTGAAGGGAGCTTCATCGTAAGCCGCCCGCAAGGTCTTGTTGACCGCATCAAGCAGGATGCTCCCGAAGCTTCCCGTGGTATGGTATGCATCGGATCGACGGATGCGATGACGATCAAGAGTAGGTTGATGGCCCATCGCCATTCGCGCAACATCGGCTTTAGTGAATCGCTCTGGATTGGCTCCCATGCGTCGCACGCAAGCCTCAGCAAGACGGTAGAGCCCGAGGTTTCGGAACTCGGAATCACCTTCAGCCGTCGGAGCCTTGGTTCGTTGGATGTTGCCTTGGAAACATCGCTGAATCAAGCCTGATCTTGCGGCGTTCTCAAACTTGTCATGCTCCGACTCGGTAACGCGAACATCGCTTCCGACAGTCTGTCCGATTGGGGAATTGCTCATCTTTCGGATGATCCTTTCTTGAGCGTCTTGAACTGAACATCCTGATTCAACAAGCTCATCTGCAAAGGCACGCTCTACCTTCGCCAGTGTTGCCGCTGAGTAAATTGCCTTGCGTCGGTCGTCAACTGCTTTGAGTTGTCGAGCAACTTCTTCTTGTACCTTGTCATCCATTCGCATTGCCTCATCTTTGGGCTTATCATGCTCGGCTCGCACCGCTTCTTCTGATGGCTTTTCGCCCTCCATCAATTCAACATCAAGCGATGGCTTTTCCATGTGGTCAGCCATCCACTTGATGATCTCGCTCGCATCGGTCATCCC